GCAGGCGTTTGGTGGGTTGGGGCTGGTGTTGTTGATTATTGTGCTGTTCATTCTGTTTGGTGGAGGGCGGTTTTGGTGATGCAGCACTACGATTGAGCGAGTAGGGGCGGCATCTGGCGGTAACCGCCCGCTACTCTCCCGCGCTCCTTGCACGGGCGCGGTGTGGCATCACAGCACGGTCGAGTCCGATCTGCAACGACACAACCAACGAGAAACACAGGGGGCTTTCACGTGAAACGCTTACTAGCGACGACTGCCATCATTGCGGGCGCCTGCTTTTTCCACGCGCCGGCGTATGCGGATGTGATCCTCACGTTTGGGCAGACTGGCGGCACGCCGATCACTGCGACGGAGAATGGGGCGCAGACCGCGACGACGCTGACGGCTGTCAACGCGCCGATCAGTGTCACTCAGATCCAGAATGGCAGCCCGACGGCCGCATTCTTCGACCTCAGTGCGGCCTCGGTTGGGGCTGCACAACCGATCCTTGGTGGATCCGCGCAGAAGTTCTCTGGCACGTTCAGCATCACGAGTGCGGTCGGCGGTACTGGCACGAACTACCTGTCGGGCACATTCGCGGATGTGACATTCGGCAGTGGGGCGGGTGGGGCGCTCGCCGTCGGTGCGCCGCCTGACGCGCTGACGCTGACCAGCGACGTGATTACCTCGTTGCTGCAGCCTAGCGCGGTGGGCCTAGCGTTCGCGAATATCACGCCCGGTTTCAGCATTGTTGGAACTAGCATCGGCTCGTTCACATCGTCTGTGTCGGGCACGTTCTCGGCCAGCGCGGTGCCGGAGCCGGCGGGGCTGGCGTTGCTGGGCGTTGGGCTGGTGGGGTTGGGGTTGGTGCGGTCGCGGGGGGTGTTGTGAGCGATAAGATTGAGGCGATCAACGATTTGCGTGGCTCGATCAAGGAGACTGCGGCGGAGACGTTGGCGCTGCGGGACGGCATGATCGCGCCTGAGGAGGCGATTGCGAATATCGTGCTGGCGTATCGCCATCTGGAGGACGCCAGCATGCGGCTGGGCAAGTGTATTCAGGCCTTGGACGGGGGCGTCTCGGTCTATGACAAGCGCGGCACCGTCGGGGCGTGACTGAGCAGGAGCGCACCAACGGGCTGCTGGCGGGGATCAGTGACAAGCTGATCAGGGCATTGCCGCCCGCCATGTTGTTGTTGGTGGTTTTCAACGTGATGACGCTGGGGGCGATGTTGTATGTGGTGCAGCACAACATGACGGCGCGGAACGAGATGATCCAGCGGATCGTCGCTTCATGTCTGCGGCCGCAATAGCCGCCTCCTACTGATCAACCTGCCGCTGATTGCACTCGTGTTCAACCAGCTTGTCCAGCATTGCGGCAAGCAGTTGCAAAGCGGCTGCACCGCTGACGTGAGGCAGGTTTCCGTCGAGCATTTTCTCGGACATATCGCGAGCCATGCGCGCGGCGCGCTGAAGGCCGTTTCCGTAGCTGCTCATTCCGATGTTCCTACTCTTGCAAAAAGTAGCCCCGTCTCACACGGGAGAGCGGGGCTAGGTAGTTCTCGGACTTATCGCGGAAGCCATCTTAGCACAGCGGGGCGCCGCCATGCCAGCCAGGGCGAATATGAAGCATGTCATCTCGGTTCCCTGGTCCGACCACGAGCGCGATACCCTGCGTCAGATGTGGGAGAACGGCATGGGCTGCACCGGCATTGGCCGCCATCTGGGGCGCAGCAAATACAGCGTGCGTTCCGAGATAGAGACGCTGAACCTCGGGCCGCGTGGCAGCCTCGTGGCGCCCCCTGCACAGCCGCCTGGCCGGGTGGTGCTGGCCCGTGCGCGGCCGAAGCCTCTGGCGCCTGGCGCCAGCACGCTGCCGCCGCTGCCGAGTGAGATGCATGCTGATGAGTGAGACCGCTGCCCCCGACTATGCGGAGCGGATGCCTCCAAGTTGGGCGGAAGCTATTGCGAGGGCACCAAATCCCTATGAGGTATCGCTCGCCAGATACGCCAGGGCGCCGATCGCATTTGTTCGGGAAGTGTTGTTGGCCGAACCTGATGACTGGCAGATGAAGGTGCTGCGGGCGTTGGCGAGGGGGCACACGCGGATTGCGGTGCGCAGCTGCCACGGCCCCGGCAAGACGGCGCTGGCGGCGTGGGTCGCTGTGTGGTTCTCCAACACGCGGGCACCGTTCAAGCTGGCGATGACGGCGCCATCGTCTCCCCAGTTGTTCGATGCCCTCTACCCTGAGGTGATCAAATGGCTGGACCGGTTGCCGGGGGCCTGGAGAGAACTCTGGCACGTCACGTCGGACCACATCACGCTGAAGAGCAACGGGGAGTGTTTTATTACGGCCAGGACATCGAGGCCGGAGACTCCTGAGGCGCTGGCGGGGCTGCACTCGGACAACATCCTGCTGGTGGTGGACGAGGCGTCCGGCGTGCCCGAGCAGGTGTTCGAGGCGGCGAGTGGGAGTATGAGCAGTGCGGGGGCGATCACGCTGCTGATCGGTAATCCGACACGGTCCAGCGGGTTCTTCTGGAAGGCGTTCATGCTGGAGCGGGATCGGTGGTTCACCATGAAGGTGGGTTACCAGGACAGCCCGCGGGTGACGCAGGATTTCGCTGAGGAGATTGCCGGGCGCTATGGCGCCGACAGCAATGCGTACAGGGTCAGAGTTCTCGGGGAATTTCCGCTGGCTGATGCCGACACGCTGATTCCGGCCGAGTTGGTTGACGGCGCGATGGTAAGGGACACACCGCTGGACGGCAGCGCGGAGATCTGGGGCGTCGATGTCGCGCGGTTCGGGACTGATGCGTCGGTGCTGATCAAGCGGCGTGGCAACGTGGTGCCCGAGATGCCCAGAAGCTTCCACCAGCTGGACACCATGATGCTGGCTGGGGCGATCAAGGCGGAATGGGACGCGCAGATCCAGAAGCCGGCGCTAATTTGCATCGACGTGATCGGCATTGGTGCGGGCGTGGTCGATCGGCTCAATGAACAAAATCTTCCCATTTTAGGGGTCAACGTGTCGGAGAGCCCATCGACGACAGGGCGCTATGCGCGGCTGCGCGATGAGCTGTGGGTGCGGTGCAAGGAGTGGCTGTCGAGTAGGGCCGTTCGGTTGCCGCGCCATGAGCGGCTGCGGGACGATTTGGTCGCTCCGCGGTATGCGTTCCTGTCGGATGGGCGGTTGAAGGTCGAGGACAAGAACAGCATGCGCGCCCGGGGATTGCCGTCATGTGATTACGCGGACGCGTTGAACCTGACGTTCTGCCAGCAGGGGCTGGGGGTCGGCTCGGGGATGAGCGGCGGGATCTACGACAAGGTGGGGATGCGCATGGAACTCGGTGCCGAGGTGGAGGTATGAGCGGGCTGCTGGGACCGGTGGTGGCGCAGGGCATTACGCCGGACAGCGGCCAGGGCCAGCTGGCGACGGCGATCGCGTCGTTCTTCGGTGCGGGCACGCCGCAGTTCAGCACGCAGGCTCCACAGGCTGCGCCGCCACCAAACAACACCTATGACAAGTGGGGGCATGTCGTCACAGGGAGCCCGCAAGGGCAGGTGGCGGCGCCAGCAGCGCCCGCACCCGCCGTGCCGTCGCTCAACACCGGGCCGGGACTTCCGCAGGCACAGCAAGGGTCCAGCGCCGTCAATCCAGGGGCGAGCGGCTACGATATGTGGGGGCGTCAGGCGCCCGTTCCCGCCCAGGCCGCGCCACAGCTGCCTGGCCTGGCCGACATCCTCAAGGCGATCCAAGCCTATCAGGCACAGCAGGCGCTGGCCAACCAGCAACTGCCGCAGGGGCTGCTGGGGGGCAACGAGGCCGGCGGCGACCAGGGTTCTGCCGACCACGGTGGCGCCGATAGCGGGGTGATATGAGCGGACTGATCCAACGACCCGGCGGCCTGCTGTCTCCCATGGGGATGATGGGCGGCCCCATCCCGCCCCTGCCGCCGCTGCCGAACTTGGTTCCCAGCGGCATGCAGCCTCAAGGGTTAAACCTGGGTAGTGAGCAGATGCTCGCCTACCTGGTGCCACAGCAGGCGGATCTACATCCACACGACCCCGACCAGGATTTACCGACAAATCTGCGGCGCTACGCGGCAGGGCTGCGACCGACAGTCAAGCCAGCCGGCGTGCCGTGGCAGCAGGAGATCGTATTCGAGCGGCTGGGGAAGGACGACAGGGAGATTGAGGCGGTGGCCCAGTATTATTTCCGCATCGCACAGAATTACGACGCCTATCTCAGCCGCGAGCGGATTACCGCCAGCCAATACTACGATGGCCGCCCGCTCGGTGATGAAACGCCGGGGCGGTCTCAGATTGTGCTCACGGTGGTGCGGGACACGATCAGGAGTACGCTGCCGTCGCTGCTGCGCGTGTTCACGGGCGTTGAAGACCCCGTCAGCTTTGAACCGATTTCGTCTGAGATCACCGGCAACGATCAGTTGGCGACGACACTGGCGCGCCAGGCGACCGATTATGCGCGCTGGGCGCTCATGACCGCCAACCACGGCTGGCAGGTGCTGCACGATGTCCTGCTGGATGCCCTGACCAGGAAGGCCGGCTGGGCGCGCTGGTATTGGGGCAAGCGGGAGCAAATTCGCACCGACGTGTGCGAGGGCCTGCTGCAGCCGCAGCTGCAGATGCTGCTGGCCCAGCCCGGCATCGAGGCGCAGCGCATCGTCCGACGCCCGATGACGCAGGAGGAAATCTCCACGCTGCAAAAGACCCCCGACGGGGCGATGTATCTACAAAGCGGCGGCGCCGCGGAGATGTGGGCGGCGACCATCACCCGCACCGCGCAGCAGAACTGGCCGGTGGTCGAGGCCGTGCCCGCCGAGTGCGTCTGGGTGGTGGCCGACGCCGATACTGTCGACGGCGCTCGTGGTATTTTTCACGTGCGCGATGTGCCGGCCAGCGACCTGATCGAGATGGGTCTGCCGGAAGACAAGATCCTGGCCTACTGCGACACCATGATGCGGCCGCAACAACGCCGCGAGATGATCGCCCGCAACCCCGCCCAAGGGCACAACATCAAGCCAGCACCACCTGGTGACCGTAGTATGGGCATCTGTAGATATGCCGAGGGCTGGATCAGGTGCGACGCGGACAATGACCACAAGGCCGAGCTGCTGCATGTCCACATGCTAGGCAACGCCACCAAGCTGATCGAGTGGGAGCGGGTGGATGAGATCCCGCTGGCTTGTTTCACGCCATACCGGGAACCCGGGCGGCTGATCGGCTATTCGCAGGCCGACATGGTCATGGACCTGCAGCGGGTGGAAAGCCGGGTGATGCGCGCGACACTCGACAGCCTGGCGCAGAGCATGTTCCCGCGGACGGTGGTGACGCTGGGGCAGGTCAACCTCGCGGACGCCCGCCAAACGGCGATCGGCAGCATCATCCGCACCACCCAGGCGGGCGCCGTCACCGAGCTGGTGAAGCCCTACACGGGCGAGGCAGCGCTCGGCATGATGCAGGCGCTGGAGGCGATCAGGGAGAGCCGGACAGGGATTACCCGGGCGAGCCAGGGGCTCACCGTGGATGAGCTGCAGAGCACGGCCCCGGTGGCCGTGTCGGCACAGACCAGCGCAGCGCAGGATCGGCTCGACATGATGGCGAGGACGTTAGCGGAAACCGGATTGGCGCCGCTGTATTCGGGCTTGTTGAGAATGATGGCGCGGCATCAGGACCGACCGAATGTGTACAGGATTAGAGGGCAATGGGTGCCGATCGATCCGCGTGCGCTCGGCGTCATGTGGCAGACCTCGGTCAATGTCGGCGGCAAGGGCATGCCGATGGAACGGCTGGCGATGCTCGCCCAGATCGCCGGCAAGCAGGAAATGATCATGCAGACACAGGGGCTGACCAATCCCCTGGTCGGCGTGCCGGAATATCGCAATACGCTGTCGCGCATGCTGGAAACCGCCAACATTGCCGATGTCAGCTCATATTTTAAGGCATTACCCCCTGGGTTCCAGGCGCCGCCGCCACCACCGGCACCGCCCGATCCATCGCTGATCCTCGCCCAGGTGCAGGCCGGCAAGACCGCAGCCGATCTCGAGAACGACCGGGCGTCGGAACAGACCAAGCGGGCGCAGATGCTGACCGATGATGACCTGAAGAGGGACCAGGCCGCGCTGGACGCCTGGACCAAGACCTGGGTCGCCGGGGCACAGTTCGGCACCCCGGTGCCGAGCCTGACAGAGTTCCAGCAGGCGATGGCCAGCAAGGTGCCGGGCGTCCAGCTGCTGGGCAATCTGCCGCCACCCACCAGCCCGCAGATGCCAGCCACAGCAGGCCCCCCGCCTGGCCAGCCGCCACAGGGGCCACCACGGCCTCCGCAGGCGCCAGCAGCCCCTGGGCCATCCATGGCGCCGCCACGCCCACAGCAGCCCATGGGGCCGCCCGTAGGCTCGACCAACCCGGCCCAGGCGATGGCCACCCGCCAGGCACTGATGCAGGGGCAGATGCCCAGTGCATATGGCAACATCGCGGCTAATGCGGCGGCGAAATCGCTGTTCGGACCCGGAGGGCCGCCATTGCCGCGGCCGGGCGGCCCACCGCCGCAACCAGGGCAATGAGCGCAGCCGACACCCGACGCCAGATAAAGCGCATCCTGCGCATCGCTAAAGAGCGTAATTTCGATTCGGTTGGATATTTCCAGGAAAAGTTCAGGCAACCCATAGCTGGGAGAACCACCATGGTCACACGCGCATCCGGGAGCCAGTCGACCAAGACCGTGCCCAAGCAGGGCCAGAACAAGCCGGTCAGCGGCGGGGCGGCCGGCGCCGGCAAGGATCGCGGCACCGCCAAGCTGCCCACCATCAGCAAGACCACAACCCGGAAGTGAGCGACCTCTCGCGCGAGGAACGCTACGAAATCCAGCGCCGCGGCGGCGAAGCGCATAGGTTGCTGCAGGACCGCGAGCTGATGGACATGCTCGGGTTCATTCGCGAGGGCGCTGTGAATACCGCCGTGCATGGTGCCGACCCGCGTGAGCGCGAGGACGCCCGCAACCTGGCGCGCGCGATCGATCACCTGGCCACCGAGATGCGCTCACGCCTGGATACCGCGCTGCTGCAGAACCAGCGCGAACAAGACGGACGAAAATTCGAGTGAGTATGCACCATGAGTGAGAGTAGCGGCACATCCGCGCCTGCTGCCCCGGCAGCACCCGCAGCAGCCCAGCCGGCCACACCAGCACCGGCCACCAACACCAACGTCGTCAACGCCCCAGCTCCAGCGTCGCAGGAGAGCATCAGCCTCTCCGATGCCGGCCGCCTGCTCGCCAGACGCCGCCAGGAGGCCGCACGCGAGGCGCAGGGGCAGGGACAGCCGACAGCACGCCTCAACCCCTCTCCAGCCCCCGCAGGGCCGCCCGGACAGCTTACGGCGCCGGTAGAGTCCAAACCCGCAGCGCCCGCCACCCCCACCGACAGCCCAAGGGACAGCTACGACACCATCGCCAAGGCGCTCGGGTTGGATCCGGGAGCGGCGCCGGCTCCTATCGATGGTGCAGCACCAGCCGCAGAGGCGCCCGACGGCGTCTATACGATCGACGGCCACCGCGTCACCGCCGCCCAGATCCGCACCGCCATGGGACAGGCCGCGGATTACACCCGCAAGACCCAGGAGCTGGCCCAGCAGCGCCAGCAGTTGCAGCAGCAGGCCGAGGCACTCGCCACCGTGCTACCCCATATCCAGCCGGAACTCGCAAAGCTCGGTGAGCGGCTGCAAGGCGCCGCCCCACCCGATCCGTCGCTCATCGAGACCGACCCCCAAGGGTATCTCAGGCAATTCGCTGCCTACCAGCAGGCTACGGCTGAGCAACAACGTCTGGGCAGCCTCACCCAGCTCCAGCAACAAGCCTACGAACGTGCCATGAGCCAGCAGGTCGAGGCCGGCAACAAAATGCTGTCGGAGAAATACGAGTTCTGGCGCGATGATGCGTCCCGCAGCGCCGTCCAGCGCGATATTGCCAAATGGGCCGAAAGCAAGGGCGGTTACACCCGGCAGGAACTCCAGGGGCTGTCCGACCCACGCCACGTCGAGAGCATGATGAAGGCCATGATGTTCGACCGCATGGTCGAAGGCGCCAAGACCAGGGCACCGCAGCCGGTGCAGACCGCACAGGTGCGTGGCGTGCGCCCACCACCCGCCGCCGCCGCCCAGGTGCAACAGGCCGAACAGGCGTTCGAGGCACGCCCCAATGCCCGCAATGCCGCCGCCCTGCTCAGCGCCCGCCGCTCCAATGCCAACGGCAGCAGCAACGGACGGTATTGACGGCACGTAGCTACGCCCTATAGCGTGTCCTCGTCGGTCGAGGGCAGTGGCATCGCCACCAAGCAACGATCGGGCCGTGTAGTCGCGAGGATGACCAAGTTGGTCGCCGGCACGCACCGCAGTCGCAAGACCAAGCGGTAAACGCCCGAGCAGACCTCCAGTCGCTCCATTGCGAACCAGCAATTTTGGTTCAACCGGCACCAGGCGCACCGCGCCGTGCTAAGCAATGGAGTAGACCATGGCCGTTCCCGCACAGGGAGCCGCTCCCGCAGGCACTTATATCGAGACTGCAGCAGTTGGCGTCCGCGAAGACCTCGCGGATATCATTTATCGCATCGATCCCGACGAAACACCGCTGGTATCGTCATGCTCGCGAGTAGGCTCCAAACAAGTCCTGACCGAATGGATCGTGCAGGAACTCAACCCGGCCGCAGATAATGCCCAACCCGAGGGCTTTACCGCCGTCATGCAGGCGGTGATCAAGCCGATCAGGCTCAACAACGTCTGCCAGATTATCGCCCGTACAGTCGGGGTATCGAACACGCTCCGCGTCGTGGACGTGGTCGGCGGCGAGGACGAATACAATCGCAACATGATCCTGCGCGGGATGGAGGTGAAGCGCGACCTCGAACTGGCGGTAACGTCCCCGCTGGTACGCACCATCACCGACCCGAGGCACATGAGCGGCCTGCCCTGCTACACCAACTTCGGTGCGCGTGGTGCCGGTGCTGGCGTTATGCCGATCGGTGACGGTAGCAACGCCGGAACGGCGGGCACGCCCTACGATCTCACGCTTGCCGTGGTCAACGCCGCCATCCAGCAGTGCTGGCAGGCCGGTGGCAACCCAACGATGGGGATCATGTCCGGCAACATTAAGAACTACTTCGCCACGCTCAGCCAGGGCGGAACCGGCAACCCGATCGTGGCGCAAAATATCGTGCAGGCATCACCAACCGGCGAGATGACCATCCAGGGCGCGGTGGACGTGTACCGCACCAACTTCGGCACGCTGCAGCTGACGCCGGATCGCTTCTGTCCGGCGCATCAGATTTTGCTCGTTAGCACAGATTACGTCGAGATGGCGCCGTTGCCGGAAAGGGATTTAGTCCAGCAGGACTATGCCCAGACAGGAGATAATTCCCAAGGTGGGGTTATTTTCGAGGGGTGCATCAGGCCAACGGCGCCGAAAGCTCACGCCTGCATCTTCGATCTTAACCAGTAGCGATATACGTTCGTGGATACACCGTTCTTCGAGTCCTGGAACCCGGTAACGCAGCGGTCAACCGAGATCGTGACCGATGCGGAAACCGGGCTTCCGGTCATCATCACCTCACAGAATACCCGTCCCATTGTCGAGAGCGCGAAGCAACTCGCGTCCAACTTCGACAAGCACCGGCCGAACCCGGACGGCATCACCCACGTCGCCCGAATTCCCATGGTCATCTGGCAGCAGCTCCAGAAGCTCGGCATTACCCGCGACCAGAAGGCGCTCAACGCCTGGCTCGATGAGAGGGACAACCGCGTGTTCAGGACCGACGACGCCCGCAAGATCTGAAGGAGACCACCATGGCCAGCCCAACCAAACACGACGCTCCGCATGCTTCGCAGATGAAGCCCACACCGGGCGTTGGCGGCGCACCGGCAACCGCAGGTAGCATGCAGCCGACGCCTGGCCATGTTGCGCAGACGCCCGAGACCAGGGGCGCCGAGCCCCATCTGGTCGAGGGCACCGACAAGGTGCTGCTGCACCGGCTGTTCCCCGACGCCGACAGCAGCGCCGATGTAGAGGGCCTGGCACTGGCGCAGGGGCAGAAGACCTGGGAGCAGGGCGCGACGCTCGTGGCCGCGCAGCAGGAGCCGATTAAGGCGTCCGAGCAATGAGCGGCACCACCGAGCCAGTGCTGGTCGAGGGCCTCGACCCAGTGCTGCTGATCCGGCTGTTCTACGACGCCGATAGCATCAGCGCTGCCGGCGATGCGGCGCTCGCACAGGGCGTGGAGACCGCCGCCGCGGGCGCTACGCTTGAAGGCAGCCAATACGAGCCGATCCTGGGCACCGAAGCGCCAGCCGGCGGTGCCGCCCCCGTCAACGTCACGGTGCCCGCGGTGACGCAGGCAGCCGACACGCTGAGCTGCACCATGGGCACCTGGGACGGCGAGCCGACCAGCTATGCTTATGCGTGGAGTTTGGACGGCACCTCCATCCCAGGCACGGGCGCTACGCTGCCTGTCGTGGCCGCTGATGCCGGTTCAACGGCAACCTGCATCGTCACCGCCACCAATGCCGCAGGTTCCACGGCAGCCCCACCGTCCAATGGCGTCGTCGTGGTTGCGCCGCCCTGATGGCCTCGCTCGCGCAACTCCAAGCCGATGTCGCGTCCTACCTCAACCGGCAGGACATCCTGACCAATGGTGTCATGCCGGGGTGGGTGGCAGCGGTCGAGACGGAGCTGGCCGAAACGCTGCGCGCACGCTGCCAGGTGGCGAGCGCCGTGCAGCCGATCGACGCTGCCTACATCGCACTGCCCACCGATTTCGCCACCATGGAGTCCATCCGCGACAACACCACAGGCGAGCTGTTGGTGCTCAAGGATGAATGGAGCGGACATTGGAGCAACCAATATGCGCCGATCGGCTGGCAGCCCTATGATGCCATTACCGCGCTGAGCGGCCCCAGCGTGGCCTACAGGCTGGTGGCTAACTGTATCGAACTGCTTCCACATCCAACCATCCCAAATCCACCCGATCCGAGTTGGCGGCCGCAGCAAATTTTAATGGGATGGTACCGGAAGCCCAGACCACTCCTTTTGCCGACCGATACCAACCCGATCCTGGAGAACCTCTATCCGGTCTATTTGTGGGGTGTTGTTAAGCAAGGGGCCTTGTGGGCTTTGGACGACGACAGGGCGCAGCAGGCGGATGCGCAGTGGCAACAGACCATCACCAGGGCGAACCTTTGGAAACAACAATCAGATTATAGTGGTGCTCCATTGCGTGCCGAGATGGCGGCGACCTTCTGATGGCCACCAATATCACCTATCCCTTCGACTGCTACATGGCGCTGATGGTGGGCGGCACCGAGGTTGGCGGCATCGGCTACGAGCGTCGCCCGGCACACTTCGCGGACATCGGTGATGGTCGCATCGCCGCCAATACCACCAGCGTGCAGTGGCCGCCCTGCGGCTCCGACTGGGGGCCGATCGACGCCGTGACCCTGTTTGACGCGCTCGCCGGCGGCCACCCCCTCTGCACCGAGGCAGCGACCTCCGTCGTGCAGGGCAACATGTACGACCAACTGCGCGTGTCAGCATCGGGCTATCAGGTCGTCCACTCCCCGTCAGCGCCCATTGGCTTCGGTACGTTCTCCTGGGGCACCGGCCGCTTTGCCACCTATCGCCATCTGGTGCCGCCCGGCAGCAATATCGGCTCGCCCTACAACGTGGGCGGCTACGGTGTCGGCCCCTACGAGACGCTGGAGCAGACCGTGCTGCTGCTTCGCACCCTTGGCACCGTGGCGCTGTGCGGCAATCAACCCGGCGTCTGGACGCCGTCACCGCCGTGCGAGACCGGAGTGTGGGTGCCATCCAACGCCTGCAAGGCCGGCACCTGGGCGCCTGGCCCGTTCGATGTGGTGCCCGTATCATGAGCGGCACGGATTATACCACCACCCCCAATCTCGGGTTGTTCAAGCCGATCTCCAATCGCGCGATCGGGACGTGGGGCGATCTGTGGAACGCCAATGCCGATGTGCTCGATGCGGCAGTCGCCGGGTCAGGCAGCGCCGGCACAGTCACCAACGTGGCGACCTCGGGCGCAGGCATCACCGGCGGCCCGATCACCACGAGCGGCACGCTGTCGGTGCAATGGAACGGCGGCGCAGTCACCGCGCTCGACAGCACGCTCTCGCTGAGCGCCGGCACGCTCAAGGTGGCCAGTGCCCCGCTCACCGGCACAGCAGGCGGCGATCTGAGCGGGACGTATCCATCGCCGTCGCTGGTGACGACGGCCGTTACGGCTGGCTCCTACGGCGACGCCACGCATGTCGGCGCTTTCACGGTGGACGCCAAGGGCCGGCTGACCGCCGCGTCCAGTGTCGCGCTGACCGCGCCTCCGGTGGCGTTCACCAGCGTGACAGGCGTCGCAACGTACGCACAGCTTCCGAGCGAAGTGCAAAGCGTGCCGATCAGCTTCCCGTTCAGCGGCAAGCCCGCAACCGGCGCGGTGGTGAATGTGCCCATGGCCATGGCCGTGACAATTCCGGCATCGCTGGCAGGCGCTGTCGTTTACGACACCACGAAAACCACGGCCTCGGCGGTGTTCACGCTCAACAAGATCAGCTCGGGCACCACGACAGCGCTCGGCACCATCACGATAACGTCTACTTCGAACACCTCATGCACCCTATCCGGAACCGGAGGCAGCCTGGCGGTCGGCAACGTGCTGCAGATCGTTAGTCCCACCCAAGATGCCACATTAAGTGACGTTGGGATAACTATCCTGGCGGCGCGCGTCTGATGGCCACCGGCGGCTTCATCGGCTTTACGCCAACAGGGCGATCGATCGGGAACGCGGGCGCTAATTCCATCTTCCTGACGCCACTGGTCGCACAACAGAATGGCATTGCCACAGCGGTTCTGATCGACACCCCGAACGCCACGAGTAGCATCAGCTTCAAGGCACTGATCTACGATGCGAGCCATAGCGCCCTGCTGGCTACCGGCTCTGCCGTCACGTCAGTCGCCGCGAATTACAACCGATTACCGCTCACGGCCAATCTGAACGTGGTGGCCGGGACAACCTATTATGTCGGCTATGTCTGTTCCGCCAGTGCTAACGTAACGATCCAGTCGTCCGGTGGGCCAGGGGCATGGT